CATCAGTCACGAGCTCAGCGCTGGCGGGAACGTCTCGCTTACTGGCAGAGTTAATGCTGACAATCACGCTCGGCTAAGTATGTGGTTCGATTCGCCAGGAACTGCGGCTTATGCGCGTCAAAATATCAATTCTATTTCAGAAAAAATACAACAAGCGTTTGGTTTAACGATTGACCATCTAGGGATAAGTCCATTTTCCAGAGATAAGATTGATAACCCACCAAAATCGACTTTTATGATCGAGGTCTGAATGAAACTGGGATCATTGTTTAAAAGCCTCGCGCCGACTATTGCCTCTGCCGCTGGATCTCCACTAGCAGGGATGGCTTTATCTATAGTAGCGAAAAATTTAAATCTACCTAAAAACACCACCGCTAATGAAATAGAAGACTTAATTGAGCGAGAGCCAGAAAAAGCCACTCTTTTAAAGCAAGCAGATTTGGAATTTCAAACAAGAATAAAAGAAATGGAAATCGATTTAGAAAGTTTGCGTGTAGAAACAGTAGATCGTAAAGACGCGAGATATCATTTTTCTCAAGATTGGACCCCGAAAGTGTTTTCGATTTTATGTCTGACACTTTATGGCGGCTATGTTTTAACGGTAACACTTGTGCCGACTGGCTCAGAAACCATTGTCTCACTTGTGCTTGGTCAATTATCGGCTCTCTTAGGAACCGCCGCTGCCTTTTTCTATGGCAGTCACAACAACGGAAACGGCAAATGAGTATGACTGAAGCTGAAATTAAAATCATTGTTGAAGAAGCTGCGGAGCTAGGTGCTCGAAAGGCGCTACGAAATATTGGCTTAAATGACGCAAATGCCAGTAGCGATGTTTCGGAATTGCGATCTCTCCTGGACTCTTGGCGGGTAGCTAAAAGAACCGTCGGCAAAACTATTGTTCAAGGCATTACGACCTTAATCCTGGGCGGCTTAATTGCCGGGTCATATTTTAATTTTTTTAACAGGTCGTAATTATGGCTCTCGTCCAACTAGATATCCCACCAGGTCTTTATAAAAACGGCACGATTTACCAGGCTGCTGGTCGCTGGTATGACGGCGATCTCGTTAGATGGTTTGAGAATTCACTAAGACCGATAGGCGGCTGGCAAAAGATGTCCAACACCGCATTCAGTGATATCAGCCGTGGAATGCATGCGTACTATGACAATAGCAATCAGCGTAGGGTCATTGTTGGCACTACGTCAAATCTTTACGTTTACGCCGAAGGCAAAGCGCGGCATGACATAACCCCATCTGGAATTACTCCAGGGGTCATCGACGCTAGCTCTCAGACAGGGTTCGGATCTCAATTTTATGGCGAGCATACCTACGGTACGCCGAGGCCCGATAATGAAACTTATGATCCATGCACAACCTGGACAATCGACAACTTCGGCGAAAATACAGTAGCGGCTAATACCACCGACGGTAAGGTTTATTACTGGCAAAACGACGTAGCGACTATCGCAGCTCAACTCACTAATGCCCCAACGTCTAATCAAGCAGTATTGGTTACCGATGAGCGTTTTATCATGTGCCTGGGCGCTGGTGGTACGACTAGAAAGGTCCAATGGTGCTCTCAAGAAGCGCCTACCGTTTGGACTCCTGCGTCTACAAATTCAGCAGGAAGCATTGAGCTCGCGTCTGACGGTCAAATTAGAGCAGGGATCGTGGTAAGAGGCCAGGTGCTTGTTATTACGGACACTGACGCTCACGCTTTGAGCTTTGTCGGCTCTCCGTTCTACTACACACCAGAGCGAGTCGGATCTAACTGCGGAATCATCTCTGCAAAAGCGGTCGCTGTAACAGGCACTGCGGCATTCTGGATGGGCGAAAAATCATTCTTCAGATACGACGGTGGTTACACGGTTCCAATAACATCTGAGGTGAGTGATTTTGTCTTCACCAATATGAACGAGTCGCAGCGGTCTAAAATATGGGCTGTTATCAACGGTCAATACAACGAGGTCTGGTGGTTCTACCCGAGCTCTTCATCAACCGAAATCGATTCGTATGTTGCTTATAACTTCGAAAATGGTACCTGGACTGTTGGAACACTAGCTAGAACCGCTGGTGTGGACGCTGGCAGCTTTCAGAATCCAATCTGGGCATCTACAGACAGTTATATCTATGAGCACGAGACAGGCTTTAACTACGACTCACAGGTTCCATTTGCAGAATCAGGGGCACTCCAGATAGGTGATGGAGAAAGGCTGATGAACGTCCAAGGATTAATCCCAGATGAGAAAACGTTGGGACAAACCACGGTACAGTTCAAAACGGCAAACTTCCCCACAGGTACTGAAACGACTTCTGGCGTGTTCTCTATGGCGAACCCGACCTCGGTCCGATTAAGTGCCCGGCAAGTCAGACTCCGCATAGCTGGAAACGCACTTGCGGATTGGCGATATGGCAACCTCCGGTTAAACGTCACCCCTGGTGGTCGCCGATGAAGTTATCGCTGCCACTCCCAACGTATTCAGCTTCACAATCTGCATCAGATAAATTCCAGTTAGAGCAAGCCAATCGAGAGAATCACAAACGAGGCCAGGATATAGAAGTTGGAGCCTCCAACATAATCCTGCAAAGCCCTAACGGCACTCGATATTCATTATCTATTGATAATTCTGGCAACCTTTCCACCGCCGCATTATAGACAGAGATTTTTATGAGCGACGATATTTACGACGAAAACGCGATCGCACCGAGTGTCTATAATACCTGGGGGGAAGGGAATGCGGATTTAGGCTCATTGTTTGAAGCTGCTCGGAGGGACGAAATATTAAGGGTTTTAGCATCTCCAGATGCGGGCGGCCCTTTCGGCGCTGCTATTGGAGCTCGTGGCCCAGATCCTACATTAGAAGGCTTTTTAACAAACATCGATGCATCTGACGGAATAAGCGATGTAGAAAAAAACTATTTTGATTTACTCAATAACAAGGGTTACGCAAGCCTAGAGGATATTAATCAATTTCTTGGGATCGAAAACAAACAGCCGGGAAATACGAGCTTTGAGACGTTTGGCGAAGCGGAAAACAAAAATTCTCAAACAGATTCAGTTGATCCTACCGCTCCAACAATGAATGAAGCGGTAACTACGATATTTGCCAACAATACTAACTCGAATGCCAGAAACGTCCCGCAGCCAGACCCCGCAATAACAGGGCCATTCCAAGAAAGCGTTTCGGATATTTTCGACAGCGACAGAAGCAACGTTGACATGGTTGATATGGTGCTTGATCGCTACGGCGAAGAGGGGAGAGACGCAGCAACCGCAGCGATATTAAGTGAGTACAACACTGATGAGCTAGACGCTGAAACGATCGCTACCAACTACAACGATTTTCCCCTTGATGTGCTAATGCAGATATTAAACCGCATGCCTGATAACCAGGATGCGATTGATATTTTGGCCCGATCAACTGCACCGACAGTCGAAGAACCAGCACAGCCTCCAGCAATTGGCGAAGGTATGCCAGGTGAAGGTACTCCAGGCGAAGGCACACCAGGTTCAGGCACACCAGGTACAGGTACACCGGGTTCAGGTACTCCAGGTACAGGTACACCGGGTTCAGGTACACCGGGTTCAGGTACTCCGGGTACAGGTACACCAGGTTCAGGTACTCCGGGTGGAGGCACGCCAGGTGGTAGCGATCAACCGATCCCTGAGATACCTGGTGTCATTCCTGAAATCCCAGGAATAATAACTGACGATCCAGAACCCCCAGAAATTGATATTCCAACAGTTGAACTACCAAATGAATCACCAGGAGGCGGCATGGGCTTTTTTGACAGTGCTTTTAACACAGAGGTAGAAAAAGAGTACGAAGCAGATCAGGCACTGCGTAGTAGAGCATCAAGTCTACTCGGTACTGGAAATGTAAACGATAACCTTATAAGCAGATTAAACTCTGGTTACACGCCTTACGGTGGTGATCGATATACAAGTCAAAACGCTGATCAGCTCGGGGCAAATGCCCTCATCCGAGACAATATAATTAATACCCCTGGGCGCGAAATATTTGACGATTCGCTCGATTATTCGAAAGGGCTTGGGTCTATTGGAAATACCGCAGTAACCGGGCAGAACGTAAACACCCAGGCTACTGATCTACGAACGGATGGTCGGAAATCAATACAAGATATAATCGCCGGGCAGTTTTCAGGTACAGCTCTAGATAAATACCTCAACCCCTATAACCAGCAAGTTGTCGATACGTCCTTGGCTGACATCGAACGTGCCAGACAAATGCAGATGCTGGACAACAACTCTCGCGCAACGATGGCGGGTGCTTACGGTGGTGATAGGGCGGCGCTTGTAAATGCTGAGACTAATCGAGGGGCTTTAGATGCCTCGGCTCGCGTTGCGGCAGATTTACGCGCTAGAGGATTTGATGAAGCAGCGAGCCTGTATGGTCAAGACGCTGATAGAACGCTCAAAGCAGATCAGCTTAATCAGTCTGCTGACGCTGAGGTGGTTCGCAATGCAATGAATATTGCTGCGGATATAGAGACAAACAACCAGCAGCAGAAGCGTCTA